AGCGTCAAAATCAGCGAATGACTCAGGATTGTTCAGAGACTTTCGCCAATGAATGCGAGCACGCTCGATCTCTAGCGGCAACTGGCCGATGGTGAGGCTTCCATCTTCTACCTGCTCAATGAGGTAGTTAGCCTCACACAAAGCCTCCTCTTTTTCGTAATCGTATGCTCCGGTGAAGTCTGTGGTTTGCATGGCTAAATGCTCCGTAATTAAAAGTTAAACAGCGAGCGCAAGCCGGGAACGTCCGCGTCTTTGCTCTTAGCGTTTCGGAATTGCATATCGGCAACAGAGCCGCACTTCACGCCGTTGTCGGTTTCGTAAAAGCAAACTCGATCAGCAACGTTGCGGCCAGTGGTGTAGTAACTACCGAAACAATAGACACGTTTTCCCTCAGCCTTTAACAGTTGGCTGATGCGGTAAGCGCTGAAACCTTTGTCGATCATGGCTTGAATCTTTCTAATGGTCTGGATTCTCATGGCTAGATGCTCCGTGTTAGTTAGCAAGGGCTGAGAGTTTCGCGGACATATCAGCGAGGCGATGCGCGAAGATTGGCACGTTGCGATATTTCTCTACGTTGTCACCATGCGAGACGCTGGCGAACCAGTTCCCATAAGTGCTGTTAGTGCGAGTGATGCGGAAGACGCAGCGATCTGCGTAACCTACATATTCACCCTTGCGGAATGCTGACTTCTCAATGTTGAACATGGCTGATTGCTCCGTGTTTATGTTGTCAACATGGATAGCCTAGAGACTTTCGCTAAGGCTGTAAACAAGTTTTTTACAGGCGCTCTGTTAGGCAAGGCTGAAAAGGCTGAGACTGTGGATAACTTGTGGATCACTCTATTAGAGGCGATTCCAGAGCAAACTAAGGGCAAGGCTAAGGGTTGCTCGATGTCGTCTGTAAAACGATCTATTGCGTCAGTAAACGTAGTAGCACTATTCAGAAGTTAGCGGAAAAGTTACTAACACCTAAACTATTGAAAAGCATGGAGAAATAGTGACTGTTAGTAAAAAAGATAGAGAGAAGTGAAGTTGCAAAAAAAGTTAGTACAGTAAAAGTATAGGGGAAGAATACTTACTAACTTACTAACATTGATCGTAAATGCCTATTTTTATAGGACTTGAGCGTTAGTAGTCGAAATGACTACAAAGCCTCCCGTAGTCACTACGGATTGCTGACACCTGATCGTGTTGCATCCACGCAACACTAACTGTTGCATCTACGCCACAACGTAGCCATGTTGCATAAACGCAACGTGTTGCATCTACGCAACATCTGCGTATTGCAAACGATTCTCTTACGCATGATGAGAATCATTAGCGTTTAGGGTTGTGGTACACGCACAACAGGTGTGGTGGCAAAACAACAGGGGGGGGGTAGGGCATGGCGTTGGCCGGTCACGATTACGATGCCCTCACAAAAACTTTTTAATTTTTTTTAATTACGCTCTTCGCTAATAAACCTTTTACCGTTATCCTTTATTAGCAACGTCTGACCAGATGCGCTGGTAGCGACCGAGAGGTAACTGAAGGAAGGATTCCATCATCTAAGGCACTAAACGTATCCCTAGACGCTTCCGCCTCGGCACACAGGCTCCACGGTTGTTGGAGATCGCGGCCTCCCGGCAGGATCACCCTGCACGTTGTTCTCTCGCCAAACCTTCTGTTACAGTCTGGATATGTCGATACGTATGTCGGAGGGGGAGTGGGCAGAGTTTGCTGCCAAGTCTCTGGTATGCCGCTCTTGCTTCTGGGCTGCTCAAGTGACGAAGTTAGCCGAGAAGGTCTGGTGTGCCCACGCCACGCACCACGGATGGATGCTTGACGTTCCTGCCTGTTCTGGCAAAGAGTTCCGATATGAACCTTGTAACAGAAAGTTTTAAATCCATTCCTTTTAAGCCTCGGGAACTAAAGGCTTCGCAAGAGGTTCTGGATAAGATTTATGAGGCTGCCAAACTGGGGCTAAAGGGTGACGCCTTGGCCTTTGCGGCTGGGTTGCTGCCTGTCGAGTACCGTAGACTCTGCCAATTAGATAACGCGGCTGCCATAGCCGAGGGGAAAGGGCGTGCCGACTCTGAAGTTGAGGCAGCGTCGGCCTTGCGAGAAGGAGCGGTTAAGGGGGACACCAAAGCCGCGCTTGCTTTGCTCCAAAATCTTCATGGTTGGGTGGCTAAACAGCAAGTCCAAGTCGATATCAAATCCCAGATTAGTATTGTCGCCGCGCTGCAAGAGGCAGAATCTCGCGTCCTGGCAGGCCGCATATATGAGGCTACACCGGATCAATTAACGCATGAGCCTGCCCAAACCCTGACTCTGAAGGACGAACGTGCAACAGCCGATCTATAGCCCCGAAGAAGAAGAGTTGCTGATGAGCAAACTCTGGTCGCCCGTCATCAAGGACGACCCAGAGGCTTTTGTGCTACTCGCTTTCCCTTGGGGCCAGAAAGGCACCCCGCTTGAACACTTCCGGGGTCCGCGTAAGTGGCAGCGTGACATCCTGCGCGACATCGCCGCACATGTTGCGAAGAATAAGACCGCCACCTCCTACGAAGTCCTGCGTATGGCTACGGCTTCCGGTCGCGGTATCGGTAAGTCTGCGCTGGTGTCTTGGCTGATCTTGTGGATGTTGAGTACCCGCATAGGCTCAACGACCATTGTGTCGGCTAACTCGGAAGCGCAGTTGCGCTCGATTACATGGGCAGAAATCACTAAGTGGGCAGCGCTCCTGATCAACTCGCATTGGTTTGAGATTAGCGCCACCCGCGTCATGCCCGCTAAGTGGCTCGCCGAACTCGTTGAACGTGACCTCAAGAAAGGCACTCGTTACTGGTCCGTTGAGGGTCGTTTGTGGTCGGAAGAGAACCCCGACTCGTATGCCGGTGTCCACAACTTTGACGGCGTGATGGTCATTTTCGACGAAGCCAGCGGTATCCCTGACCCCATCTGGTCGGTAACGGCAGGCTTCTTTACGGAGAACACCCCGCACCGTTTCTGGATGTCCTTTAGCAACCCCCGTCGTAACGAGGGCTACTTCTTCGAGGCGTTCCACTCTAAGCGTGCGTTCTGGAACACTCGCAACATTGACGCTCGCACCGTTGAGGAAACGGACAAGTCGGTATACCAGCAGATCATTGACGAATATGGCATTGACTCACCTCAAGCCAAGGTGGAAGTCTATGGAGAGTTTCCGTCAGAAGGTGACGACCAATTTATTCCGCCTAGCCTTGTTGATGGCGCAATGTCTCGTAATCGGTATAAGGACGAAACAGCGCCACGAGTTATCGGCGTCGATCCTGCGCGAAGTGGAGCAGACTCGACGGTTATCGCAGTCCGCCAAGGACGCGACATCATCGCCATCAAGCGCTACAAAGGCGAAGACACGATGGAGATTGTGGGACGCGTAATTGACGCCATTGAAGAATACCAACCCGCACTCGTCGTCCTTGACGAAGGTGGTCTCGGCTACGGCATCCTTGATCGTTTGAAAGAGCAGCGTTATAAGGTGGTGCGTGGCGTCAACTTTGGATGGAAGTCCAAGACCCCGGCTATGTGGCAAAACAAACGTGCAGAGTTGTGGGGCGAAATGAAAACGTGGCTGAAAGACGCCGCGTTGCCTAATGATCGGCAACTAAAAGCCGACCTCACAGGTCCAAAGCAGAAGATCAATTCCTCTGGCGCTATTCTGCTGGAATCTAAAAAGGACATGAAGTCACGCGGCCTTGCCTCGCCTGACGCTGCCGATGCGATTGCTGTGACCTTTGCGTATCCCGTCGCGCACCGCGAATACCGCGAGCGTCCCCGCACGATTACTACGAGCCGCGAGGGCGGCATGATCAACACTTGGATGGGTGCCTAATGGCTAAGAAGTCCGTCAGCCTCTCAATTAAGAGAGGAGAAAAATTGCCGGTGTCAAGAGGGGCTGGATTGACCGCCAAAGGTCGCGCTCGGTACAATCGGGCGACAGGTTCTAAATTGAAACCGCCCGCACCTAACCCTAAAACGGAAAAGGATGCTGCTCGTAAACGATCTTTCTGCAAACGTATGGGCGCAGTAGCCCGCAACGCCAAAAACGGCGAGCGTGCCAAGGCATCCTTGAAACGATGGAAGTGCTGAAATGGCTGCAAAAAAGGGTCTATATGCGAACATTCATGCTAAACGCGCTCGAATCGCTGCGGGATCGGGCGAGAAAATGCGTAAACCGAATTCTAAAGGCGCTCCAACGGCTGCCGCTTTCCGAAAATCTGCCCGAACCGCCAAAAAGCCCGCCAAATCCTCCAAAAAAGGTTAAAAAA